ATTATAATACGTTAAAAGGTCAAATGAAATCTTTTAATCACTCCGCAACAAAATCAATAAAAATTAATACAGGATTTGTAGATGAAAATTATTCTCAAGTACTTACTGATTTACTATTATCTGAAACTATCTTATTGGATAGAAAACCTGTTAAAATAAAAACAGAAAGTTTAGAACTTAAAAACGTTTTAAAAGACAAATTAATTAATTACGAATTAGATTTTGAATATGCTTACAACTCTTTAAACGATGTACTATGATTTTAAATTTAGCTTTATATTTAGAGAGCAATCAATATATAGATACTACACAAGATTTTCAAAATCAATTTATCACAAGAGTAAAAGCTGATAATGGAACATTTGAAAATTATAATTGTTTAAATACGACTTTACTTGGTTTAGGTGGTACTCAAAATTTTGCAAGTAAATACCAAAGAACAGATTTATTTGCTGATGAATCAATTTCTATTACACAAGTGATTCAAGATGTAAAAGATATATCTAAAATATTTACAGAATTTTCTAAAACGTTTACAATTCCTGCAACAGCAGAAAACAATAAACTATTCAAACATTATTATAATTACGATATTGATGGTGGTTTCGATGCACGTATAAAAATAAACGCATACATAGAAATAGATGCAGTTAGGTTTAATACAGGTAAAGTAAAGCTTGAAGGAGTCGATTTAAAAGACAATAAACCATACGCATATAGAATTACATATTTTGGAAATACTGTTAACTTAAAAGACTTAATAGGTGAAGATAAATTAAACGCTTTAGACTTATCAACTTATAATTTAACATATAATAGTTCAAATATATTAACATCACTACAAGCGAATCCAAGTTCAGTTGATATAGTTGCACCATTTATTTCACACACAAATAGATATTATTACGATAGTAGTTCAGGACACGGTACTGACCAAAGAAATTTATATTATAATACAGGTGGTGGACACAATCACGGATTGTTATGGTCTGATTTAAAGTACGCTATTCGTTTAAATAATATTATACAAGCTATTGCTACTAAATATGGTTTAACTTTTAGTACAGACTTCTTTAATAGTTCTAATTTAGATTACTATAATTTATTTTTATGGTTACATAGAAGTAAAGGTGATGTTCAAGGCGTAGGAAGTGGAATCAATCCGCCTGAAATTATAAACTATTGGAGCGGAACAGGTGCAGTTAGTTATTTTTCTACCTATAATACATTAGTTGTTACTGAAAATACAGGTGCAGGTAATACAGATTTGGTAATTACTCCAACTACATCAAGTGATTATAAAATTAGTGTTTACAGAAATGGTGAATTATTTTATCAAAGTAATACCTTAAACAACACACAAACAATTAATTTAGGTATTTTAGATGTAGCACAATATACATTTTACATTCAGGCTCAAGTTATAATAACTTTATCTGCAGCGTTAAGTATACCAAGATATGATTTACCTGATAATCCAAGTACTGTTGTTTATGATAATTATAATACAGGCAGTTTCAACACAAACAATACATTTATATTTGATATTGCACAACAAACTCCTGAAATAAAAGTAATAGACTTTTTAACAGGTATTTTTAAAATGTTTAATTTAACTGCTTATTTAGAAAATGGAATTGTAGTAGTAAAAACATTAAACGATTTTTATGCAACTTCTAATGTTTACGATATTACAGAATACATAACTACAGATACAAAATCTGTAAATGTTGCTTTACCATTTAAACAAGTTGAATTTGGTTATGAAGATACTAAACAACTTTTAGCTTTAAAACACAATCAACAATATAACTACGAATGGGGTACAGAATTGTTTAATGAATCATCTGAAATAGATGGAGAAATCTACAAAGTAACTTTACCATTTTCACATTTTAAATATGAAAGATTATACGATATTAATGGTAACGTTTTAAAGAATATACAATGGGGTTATTCTGCAACTGATAATTTTAATGCTGCTACAGGTAACTATGAATCATCACTTTGTAAACCATTGTTGTTTTATCCAATATTGCAAACAGGTATTAGTATGTCATTTAAACCTACTGCTTCTACACACGAAGAAATTACTTCTTATATATTACCTTCTAATAGTAGAAGTTTATCTTCAGGAACAAGCACAAGCAATATTAATTTTAAAGCTGAATTAAACGAATGGACAGGAACAAATACCTTTACAGGTACTTTATTTGATTTGTATTATAAAGACTACATAATGAGTGTGTTCAATCCTAAAAATAGATTAACTACTTTAAAAGCATATTTACCATTATCAGTTTTATTAAACTTTAAATTAAATGATAGAATGAAAATTGTAGATAGATTATTTATAATTAATAAGATAACAACAAATTTAACAACAGGTGAAAGTACACTTGAATTATTAAATCAATTATGATAAAAAACATTTTAGAATTATTAGCACTTGAAAAACATTACGGACAAAGCGAAGTAATAGAAATAGCAAAAGGAAAATATAAATTAGTAACTTCTTGGAAACAAGCATTTGAAAAAATCAAAAGAGAATGGAAAATAAAATAGTCAATTTAGAAATACAAAGCAATATTGATAGTATTACTAAAGATGTTAAAAAACTAAATACTTCATTTGAAGATACTTCTGATGAAATAAAAGGCATACAGAAATCTACTAAAAATGCTGAATCAGGAATTAAATCTTTAGCTGATGGTTTCAAAGGAATGGGACTTGCTATAAAAGCGATTGGTATTGGTTTAGTGATGGAAGCTTTTAATATGTTTAAAGATATATTAGGACAAAATCAAAAAGTAGTAGATGCTTTTAACACTGTTATTGGTGCTTTAGGTATTGCATTTAATGATTTGATTGGCTTTGTAATGGATAAGTTTCCTGCAGTTGTAAAGCTATTTAAAGACGTATTTGAAAACCCTACAAAATATTTACAAAAGTTTGGTGATTTAGTTAAAGAAAATTTAACCGAAAGATTTAATTCATTTTTAGATACAATAGGTTTTGTAGGCGAAGCAATTAAAAAGGTATTTGAAGGCGATTTTGCAGGTGCTATGGAATCTGTTAAAAAAGCAGGCAAGGAATCTTTGGATGTTTTAACAGGAGTTAATAATTCATTTGACAGAGGTAAGAAATTTGTTGGAGATGCTGCAGATGCTATTGGTAATTATGCAGTTAAAACATTAAAAGCTTCACAAGCAAATGTTGAACTACAAAACGCTGCTCTTTTAGCTGCTGCCGAGCAAGGTAAATTAGTTGAAAAATATGGTATTGATGCTGAAAAATTAAGAAAAATTCGTGATAATGATTTGTTATCTGTTGCTGATAGAATAAAAGCAAACAACGATTTAAAGGATGTTTTAGAAAATCAACAAAATGCTATGCTTAAACAAGCAAAGTTACAAGTTGATGCAGCACAAGCTACATTTAATGCTAATAAAAGAATTGAAAATGAAGTTGCATTAATAAATGCAAAGAAGGATGCTTTAGGAGTTTTAAATCAAATAGAAGGTTTAACAAGTGAACAAGAATCAAATAGAGTAGCTTTAAAAAAGGAATTAGAGGAATTAAATCAAAGTGAAATAGAAGGAGTAAATGCTTTAGCTATTGAAAAGAAAAAGTTTAATGAACAATTTCAAAATGACGAATTAAAAAGATTAGAAAATCAAAGAGCAAATTTAGAAGAGGAACAAAGTATTGAACTAAAAAGATTGCAAAATAATATAAACGCAGCTACGTTAGGCACACAGGCAAGAATTGATGCGGAAAACGAATATGCGACTAAAAAACAAGAAATAGATAATGCTTTAATTCTTAATGCAGAAGAAACAAAAAAGAAAATATTAGAACAGGAAAAAGCTATTGCAGATGGTAAGAAAGCTATTCAAGAAGCTACATTGGCAAATATAGAAGGTGGTATAAGTTTATTAAAAGGATTGTTTGAAGGAAATAAAGATGTTCAAAAAGGTTTATTAATTGCTGAAAGTGCTACAGGTATTGCACGAATTATAATTGGAACACAGGCTGCTAATGCTGCAGATGCTTTTTCTGCTGCTACTATGGGTCCTATAGCAGGTCCAATATTTTTAGGTAAAAAATTAATTTTAAATAAAATTTCTGCAGGTATTGGTATTGCATCGAATATTGCAGCTACTTCAAAAGCATTATCTGCTTTAGGTGGCGGTAGTTCTCCAAGTGGCGGTGTAGGTAGTGGTGGTGGCGGGGCTGCTCCTGCTGCTCCAAACTTTAATGTTGTAGGTGCAAGTTCAACAAATCAATTAGCACAAACAATAGGAGCGCAACAAGGGACACCAATACAAGCATACGTAGTATCAAATGATGTTACAACTGCACAAGCATTAAATAGAAATATTATACGTGGTGCAAGTTTATAGTAATTAAAACAAAACAAAATTTAATTTATTTTAATAATATGAAGATAATAGAACTAATAATAGACGAAAACGAACAACTTTCAGGAGTTGATGCAGTTTCAATAGTAGAATTTCCTGCAATAGAATCTAATTTTATTTCATTAAACAAACAATTAGCTTTGGCTAAAGTTGATGATGAAAAACGTATCTTAATGGGTGCTGCTTTAATTCCTAATAAGCAGATTTACAGAAGAAATGGTGAAGATGAATATTACATTTTCTTTTCAGAAGAAACAGTACGTAAAGCAAGTGAATTGTTTTTAATGAATTCAAACCAAAACAACGCTACATTAGAACACGAAAAAGAATTAAAAGATTTAAGTATCGTAGAATCTTGGATTGTTGAAGATACTGAAATGGATAAATCTAAAAAATATGGTTTAGATGCACCTGTAGGTTCTTGGATGGTTTCTATGAAAGTAAACAATGATGCTATTTGGAATGACTTTGTTAAAACAGGAAAGGTTAAAGGTTTCAGCATCGAAGGATATTTCAGCGACAAATTAGAAATGAGTTTAGAACTTGAAAAAGAAAAAGAACTAATAAATAAAATTAAATCAATAATAATTAATGCTGAATCTAATAAATAAAATTATGGGAAATAAAACAAGTTCACCTAAAGGTGGAAAAAGAGGATGTCTTTGTAAAGATGGAAAGTATAGTGCAGAATGTTGTCAAGGCGAATTGCAAGAACAAGGTATTGGAGCAACAGTATCACAATCAAGTGGTGCAGTTACAAACACAAATGCACCAAGAACTATTGTTACAAACAATGGCTAATTTATAACAAAACTAAATAACATTAATTAATATAAAAAATAAAATTATGTCTACGGAAAAAATAGTAATGAATTCTTTGTTTGGAAAAACAGAATTAAAAAGCACAAAAGTTGAATTAGGAGTTGTAGAAGATATAGCTAAAATAGCAGCTGATGCAAATTCTCTTTTAAAAGTTTTAGTTGATGATAAAGTATTATTGTCAAATGCTGACAAAGCAATAGCTACAGCAATGTCTAATGCAGATAAAGTAGCAGGTAATTCACAGAAAAACGCTCAAAAGGCATTAGCTTTATTACCTAAAATAGGAACTATATTAGAAAAAGCTGATAAATCAGCAAGAGAATTAGGTTTAGATAGTAAAGGTATTACAGGTTATACAGAATTAGATAAATTGTACTTTACTTTAGAAGCTGCTGAAAAAGAAGTAGGTTTAGGTTATAAATTTCAAAACTAAATAAATATGAATGTAATTAATGAAATTAAAACTCTTTTGGGTATGGAAGTGAAACTTGCTCAAATGAAATTAATGGATGGAGTTACTGTTTTAGAAGCTGATGCTTTTGAAATGGATAACGCTGTTTTCATTGTTAATGGTGAGGAAAGAATTCCTATGCCTGTTGGAGAATACGAATTAGAGGATGGTATGATTTTAGTAGTAGCTGTAGAAGGTATTATTGCTGAAATTAAAGAAGCTGTAGTCGTAGAAGAAGAAGCTCCTGAAGCAGAAGTAGAAGTTGAGGTTGAAGCACAATCTGCTGCACCTGCTGCACCAAAAAGAATTGTAGAATCAGTTTCTAAAGAAATGTTCTTTGCTGAAATTGAAAAATTAAGAACTGAAATTGCTGAATTAAAATCAGTAAAACAAGAATTAAGTTCAGATGTTGTTGTTGAACCATTGACACATTCACCTGAAGTTAAAAATGAAGTAAAACTAAATAAATTTTCAACTAATCGCCAAATGACTACACAAGATATAGTTATGGCAAAACTTTTTAATTAATAAATTATGGCTACTACTACAAGTATTACAACTACTTACGCAGGTGAGTTCGCAGGGAAATATCTTTCTGCTGCATTATTATCAGGTTCTACTATTGCAAATGGTGGAATTGAAGTAATGCCAAACGTAAAATTCAAATCTGTTATTCAAAAAATCGCTACTGATGCAATCGTTAAAGATGCAACTTGTGATTTCGATGCAACTTCTACAGTTACTTTAACTGAAAAAGTTTTATTAGCAGAAGAATTCCAAGTAAATTTACAACTTTGTAAAAAAGATTTTCACTCAACTTGGCAATCAGTTGAGATGGGATTCAGTTCTTTTGATTCTTTACCTACATCATTTGCTGATTTCTTGATTGCACACGTTGCTGCAAAAGTTGCTGAAAAAACTGAACAAAACATTTGGAGAGGTGCTACAGCTAATGCAGGTGAATTCAATGGATTTACTGCTTTATTAACTGCTGATGCAGGTTTACCTTCTGCACAAGAGGTTGCAGGAACTACTGTAACTGCTGCAAACGTAATCACTGAACTTGGAAAAGTTGTTGATGCAATTCCTGCTAAACTTTACGGAAAAGAAGATTTATATATCTATGTTTCTCAAAACGTAGCACGTGCTTATGTTAGAGCTTTAGGTGGATTTGGAGCTTCAGGTTTAGGAGCTAATGGTTCTAACGCACAAGGTACACAATGGTATAACAATGGTTCATTATCTTTTGATGGTGTTAAAATCTTTGTTGCAAATGGTTTAGCTTCTAACATTATGATTGCTGCTGAAAAATCTAACTTATTCTTTGGTACAGGTTTATTGTCTGACCAAAATGAAGTAAAAGTTATTGATATGGCTGATATCGATGGTTCACAAAATGTAAGAGTAATTATGAGATTTACTGCAGGTGTTCAATACGCTATTGTAGAAGATATCGTTACTTACGGAATCACAAACGCAGCTAACTAATACTAATTTAGTTTACTTAAATAAGGGGTAGGTAAAAGTGCCTACTCCTTTTTTTTTAACTTTTAAAAAATAAAACTATGCCTTGCGATATATCATTAGGAAGAGCCGAACAATGCAAAAATAGCATCGGTGGATTAAGAGCAGCATACTTCATTAATTGGGGTGATGCTACAACGGTAACGTATTCTGCAACTGCAGGACAAGAGGATGTAATCACTGCTTTAGGTGGTACTCCTATTGGATACAAATATGAATTAAAAGGGACTTCAACATTTGAACAAACTGTTACTTCATCAAGAGAAAATGGAACTACATTTGTAGACCAAAAACTAACTTTAAGTATTAATAAATTGACTATTGCTGACCACAA